ACAAAAGAAATTACGTAAAGTTAAAGTTGCTAAACATATATCAGCAAATAGTGATAATGCAACACTAAAGATTGTGGAAGGTGACTCTGCGATGGGATTCCTATTAAAGGTTCGTGACCCTGATACAGTTGGAGCATTTCCTCTCCGTGGTGTTATTATGAATACTTGGGATATGAAACCTGCTGAGGTATTAAAGAACAAAGAACTATCTGAATTGGTTGCTGTATTAGGATTAGATATTAATAACCCAGATTCAGTGGACAATATGTCTTACAAATATATCGCAACATTAACTGATGCTGACCATGATGGTATCGGTCATATCAGTCCATTGCTGATTGCGTTCTTTTATAAATTTTGGCCTCGCCTGTTAACTGAACGAAGAGTTATGATTACAAGAACTCCGATTATGATTAGTTCAAAAGGTGATAAGATAGAATGGTTCTATACTTATGAAGAAGCAAGTTCATTTAAAAATAAAGAATCTGCTTATAAGCATAGATATATTAAAGGTCTAGGTTCATTAACAGAAGATGAATATAGTACCATTATTAATTGTCCTAAGTATGATGTAGTGACAGTTGATGATGCAAGTATTTTTCAAATGATGTTTGGTAAAGACTCTGCATTAAGAAAGGAGTATATGTTTGGATAATTTGTGTTTTGATTGTGGCTTGTGTTGTAGTGGACATTTATTTCCATTCGTAAAGGTATATTCTTCAGACAAACAAGAAGAAGATATTCAATTATACCCAGGTGGTTGCGAACATCATAAAGATATGAAATGTTCTATCTATGAAGATCGTCCATTTAAATGTAGAGAATATGAATGTGCAATGAAAACTTATTACGACGGCGGTAAGATTACAAAGGAACAAGCGTTAGGCGTTATTGAAGGTGTAAAGAATAAGACCATTAAAAAGGCACACTTTATATCAGGAAGAGTTATAAGAAGTATGGTAATTGATAACATTATTGATACAGTGAATATTACAGGAGATAAGAATGGTTGATTTAACAGTGTTTTCTGAAGAGATGAAAGGTACTGAATACCCAATCAGTAAAGTTGCTGCTAACGAATGGAAATCGTTCGCAATGTATACTGTTGAATCTCGTGCGATTCCAAATATGATTGATGGACTTAAACCTGTTCAAAGGTTTTACTTATATTCATCAATACTTAATAGTAAGAAAGATTTTAAAAAGGTATCTGCAGTGTCAGGTATTATATCAGATTATGGTTATAATCATGGTGAAGCATCTGCAGCAGGTGCAGGTCAATTAATGGCAGCAACATGGAATAACAACATTTGCTTAATTGAAGGTCGAGGTTCATTTGGTACTCGACTTGTTCAAGAAGCAGGTGCTCCTCGTTATGTCTATAGTCGACTATCCGATAACTTCAATAAGTATATGAAGGATTTGGATTTAAGTCCTGTTCACGAAGATCCTGAACATGAACCACCTCAATTCTATTTACCGATTATTCCAATGGTCCTTGTAAATGGAACGAAAGGTATCGCAACCGGATTTGCGACAAATATTCTACCGCACGATCCTCAAGATCTTGCTAAAGCTTGTCTTCAATATATTAAGAACAACGCAATACGAACTCCAATTCGTGTTAAGTTTCCTGATTACACAGGAGAGGTTGAGCAAAGTATTGAAGATCCTACCAAGTATGTTTCGTATGGTACTTTTACTCGCCGTGGCAAAACTGCGGTCTCCATCACAGAAGTACCATACGGCTTTGACCGAGAAGGTTATGTAAAGGTACTTGATAAGTTAGAAGAAGATGGAGATATTGTATCATATGAGGATCTTTGCGATAAAGAAGGATTTAGGTTTGAAGTTAAATTGAAATTAGCTTCTGCGAAATGGTCTGATTCCAAGATTATTACTAAATTCAAATTATCCAAGCCATACGCTCAAAACATCACAGTCATTGATTTTGATGGCAAACTTCGAGAATATGCGGATGCTAAACAGCTTGTAAAGGACTTTTGCGACTACCGCCTTGGGATACTACAGCAGAGAATTGACGCTCGTGTAGAGGAGTTCACAGAAGAGGTCAGATGGTTAAAATTGAAAATGGAGTTCATTACTGAGTTTCTTGCTGACCGTATTGTGTTTAAGAATAAGAAAAGAAATGAAGTCGCAATGCAAATCATGAAAGGCACAAGGGCTGATTCTACTTCTGATGTAAACAGATTGCTTGCATTAAGTATCTCAACATTAACAGAAGAGGAAATTGTAAAATTACAGAAACAGATTGATGAAACAAATAAGACTTTGGAATTTTGGAATACGACAACTCCAACCGAGCAATTCATCACTGACTTGGAAGGTATAAATAATTGAATAAGTTATGGACAATTTGGAAATACGCCTTAGGTGGATTTTCCGATGACAAAACAGAACCTTACGATAATTACGTTGCTTTGCTTCGAACTGTTATCGTAGGAGTTAACTTTTTAACTTGCTTTTTTATTATGGCAAATGTAATACATAATTGGTAAAATGGAAAATAAACATTTAAACTTGAATCTATTAACAGAAGGATTACCCTTAACTGATGTTCAAACCCTTTATCACGAATTCTTTTACAGAAAAGATTATCAATGGTGGCGTGATGTTCAGCCAGGTGATGTCGTTGTTGATATTGGCGCTTGTGTGGGGTTTTTTGTTTGTCACGCTCTTGACCGTAACGCTTCTCGTATCGTTGCTGTCGAGCCTTCGAGGCCTCACCTCAAAACACTCATAAGAAACATATCAGATTATTTTATTGACCACGGAAAGGTTCCTGTCTTACCTATTGAGGCTGGGATTGGTTCAACCGCGAATCACTTTGCGAATGTATATTCAGACCATAAAGATTATAAGAAAATGTCTTTCTTAGATTTGGTAATGGATTATAATATTCCAAAGATTGATTATTTAAAAATTGATTGTGAAGGTGGTGAATACGGTATCTTTACTGAAATGAACTTTCCTTACTTAAGAAACAATGTTGGACACATAGCGGTAGAGTTTCATATGAACGCATACTCAGGTTGTGTTAAACAATGGCAAAAATTTAGAGACGGTTTATTACAGCAGTTCGATACTGATAAAGTAAGATTCCTTGAACATGAAGATAGAGAAAAAGCTTACGACGATAAATTCTTAGCAAAAGGTGACTTTGATAAATGGAGTTCCTTTATGTTGTTTATTACCAATTCTTAACATATAGCATAAAGGTTGATGGCAGGTGATCCATAAAATCATCATACCAAATCTTTTCTGCTAATGATTGGTCTTTAAACAATAAACGAGGTTTCAGCGGAGTTAGTATTTCTTCTCTCCACTTACGGAAGATCTTTTCTGTATTATATCTTTTATCTAAATAAACTCTTATAGCAATAAATCTTGTTCGGTCCATACAGAAAGGAAGAATCTCTTTACATAAAATATTGAACTCTGAGCCCCAAGCATCTATCTTTAAATAATCAATAAATTCTAAATCATTCCAATAAGTAATTTCTGCAAGAGACATTAATCGACATTCCTCTTCTTCAATCATCGTATCTGATTTGTAAATACTTTGACGGTCAATGTCTTTTCCAATACATGCATTGATTGCTTTGAACTTTACTTGCTCAGGTGGTGTATCAAGCATGTGGTCAGAACAGTTTTTAATCGCAGCTTTAAGTAATCTTTTATTTGGTTCAATGATTAAGACTTTACTTGCTCCTGCATCTAAAGCTTTCTTTGAGAATAATCCAATACCTGCTCCGATGTCGACAACAGTACCGCCCGGTTGAATCTCTGTCCACCAATCGTAGTCTTTACCGAAATACATTTCGTTATATGCGAAAGCAATTTGTTGCATTGATAGGTCTGCTGTATCAAGACCTAAAGGTGAGTTGTTCTGTAGATTGTTTTCCATGATTTAGTCCAAATGAATAAATAGTAATAACCAATTAATAAAACTATTTATTAGGAAACACAATGGCTGAGATTATTAACAACTATCTTTCTCCTACAAATTTCACAATCAGTATTGAAAGATTACCTCATGTTGAATTCTTTACACAAAAGGCAAGCGTACCAAGTTTGTCTGCTACGGCAATTACAATGGGTGCACCTACAAATCCTTTTTACGAAGTTCAACAGCAAATGTCTTACGGTGATTTAGACTTGACTTTCATTGTTGATGAAAATATGAACAATTATCAAGAAGTCTTATTATGGATGGAAGGAATCTCTGGTGTTGAATCTACAAACCAAACAAAAAGTTTACTTGCTGGGAGTGGATTTAAATCCGATATTATTTTAACAATTACAAATTCCCACAAGAACCCTCACGTACAGTTTACATTTCAAGATTGTTTTCCAACATCATTAGGTGCAATATCTCTTGATGTGAATGTTACTGATGTTGCTTATGCAACTTGTAATGTGACAATGAGATACAATCTTTTTAAGATGGTTCAATTATAATCAGCT